ATTAATTAAAATATTCATTTGATTTTTGTATCACATAATTTAAGTCATTAGGAATTCTTAATTCATCAAACATTCCTTTTGGACTTTTACAAGTGTCGTTTCCATTATTTTGAGTTCTAAAATAATAAACTCCATCTTCAATTTCTGTTGCTAAAACTATAGTGAATCTACCTTCCAAACCAACCTTATCATCAATCAACTTGCCTATAGTTTTTGCTTTTTTTCTTCCATCATCTGTAACTTCTATATGTTGTAAAAAGATTACATTTATGTCTTCTCTCATAGAATTAGCTTTATCAACTAAGTTATAGAAGTTTTGTCCTATCTCAGTAAATTTCTCATAACCTTTTTCTTTAGCTCTTCTCATAAATTCATTAGCCATTATGTATTGAGAATCATCTATAATAATATTTTTGATTTCTTTTTCTTTATCTAAAGTACTTAAGATTTTCATAATTATTTCAGGTCTATCACTTATAAATCTATTTCCTTTTGGATTTTCTTTGCTTCTTAAAGAATATCTTTTTTTAAATCCTTTGAAAGGTAAAGGTTTATCGACAGCTTGAATAATAAAAGTTTCTTTTTCATTTAAGTTTTCAATACTTGTAGATTTTCCTGTTCCACTTTCTCCAAGAATCATTATCATATTTGCCATAATCTTTCTCCTTATCTTATATTTAAACTATTCTTTTCTACTATATTTGCACCTTGAACATTTTCTCCAGCTTCAATAGCTTTCTTAATTTCAGTTTTTGAGATTTTTTCTTTTGTTTCTATCTCAATAAACTTTTTATCTATTAAGCTTTCATCATAGATATTTACTGATTTTGATTTTCTTAAACTTAAGTTTCCAAGTTCTGTTTCTATCTTAGTAATTCCCATCATTTCCATATTTCTAACTATGTATTCTTTTCTACTATTTATTTGATTAGAAATAGATTTTTTTAAAGCTTGAAGTCTTTTTATTTCCTCATCAACCCCATTTAACATTGCTTCAGAGTTTTTAAAAGATTTGATTATTCCTGCTCCTTTTGTTTGCAATTGCAATTTTAATTCTTGTTCTAAAATATCAATCACACCATCATCTTTTACTTCTCCAGTTTCTTCATCTATGCAACTTAAAAATAATTCATCTAAAGCTCTCATTTCACTTGTTATTTCATATAATTTCATTATTCTTCCTCCCATTCTAAATCGTTATAGGCGTATCTAACTGCTCTATCTATAATTTCTTGTCTTGATAAGCCACTTTCTTCAACCATTTCATCTACATATTCAAGAGTAGAATTTCTAACTCTTATAACTTCTGTAGTTCTTCCACTTACTTTTATTTCTTTTTTCTTTGGTAAATTAAACATAAATTTCTCCTTGATATTTTTTATTATTTGTAGTAGAATCAAGGATAGATAGACTATATCTATCCTGTTTTGTTTTAAACATCTGTACAACTTTGGTCGGGAGTAGCAGATGTTTTTTCTTTTTTATAACTTTTTCCAGCTAAGAAATTTAGCCAATGAGCTTTTATAATTAAGTAAGCTCCTCTTTCATTTTCTTCATTTCTTTTTTTGTAAATACATCCAGGAACTTCATTTGCTCTAATTAGGCTGTAGACATCATCTTTGTTAAGTTCACCATTTGATAAAGCAACAGCCTCATCTACTGATATTTTGTAATTTGCCATTTTACACCTCCTTATTTAAAATAATTCTTTAACTTCTTCTACCAAGTCTTCCAATATCCCTAAAAACCATAAGGCCTTATACTTTACGATATTAATAATGTTAGCTTTTCTGAACTTTTCATTTTTCATTATTAGCCTCCATTTTTTGATATGCTTCCATTACTGCTACTACATCTTTTAATTTTACAGTAGCAGGAAATGGTATTATTTTTATTAATCTTAAAAATTCATTTCTGTGTACTCCCATTTTTTTTCTCCTTTTTCTTTTATCCTCTATTTGTGATATAATTTAAATAAAATTATATGTGAGGTGTTTATTTTATGAAATCTGCTATTACTGAACTTTATCTTTTAAATAAGTCAAATATTGATAAATCAACAATTGAATTTACAATTCCAGATTATTGTCCTAAATGTCATGCTCCATTCGTACATAATTTTTCTAAAGCTATTACTACTGACAAAAAGAAAATTGAAATTTTTATGTATTGTAACCATTGTTCATCTTCTTTCATAACAAAATATAATGGCTTCGTTCAGAATCCAAGTTATACTTCTTACGGAAATAATGCTTTTTATTGGGCTAGTGATCTTGAAAAATGTGAACCAATTTATCCAGAAAATAAATTATTCTCTGAAAAAATTGCTAATCTCTCTCCTATGTTTCAAAATATTTACAATCAAGCAAATACTGCTGAAAGCTACTCACTAAATGAAATAGCTGGTATGGGATATAGAAAAGCCCTTGAATTTCTTGTAAAAGATTTTTGTATACATTTTAATCCTGATAAAAAAGCAGAAATTGAAAATATCCTTTTAGGAAAATGTATCTCAACTTATATTTCAGATGAAAAAATCAAAAATCTTGCTACTGCTTCAACTTGGATTGGAAATGATGAAACTCATTATGTAAGAAAGCATATTGATAAAGACATTCAGGATATGAAAAAATTTATTCATGCTCTTCTTTATTTTATTGAGTATCAATTAACGGTAGAAGAAGCTACCACCTTCACAACACCATAATTATTTTTTTAATGACATCTTTAAGGTGTCATTTTCTTTTTTTAATTGTTGATTTTCTTCTAATAATTGTTGAATAACATCTTTTAATTTTTTTATTTCTTCTTCCAACACTTTTAAGAATTCTATTGTTTCTTGAAATTTTTCCATACTTCTCCTTTTTTTTTCTAAACTTTAAGTGTAGTTAATTCTCAAAAAAAATTTCTTCAACAGATTTTTTATAATACTTTGCTATTTTTCTTTTAGTTTCATCTCTTGGTATTCTATAGTCATTTTCATAATTAGATAGAGCTGAAATAGTTATTCCAATAGCTTTTGCAACATCTTTTGATTTTTTTCCACCCCTTAATTTTTTTAATTTCTTTCCTATACTCATTAATTTCACCTCCTAACACAACTTTAAGTGTAGTTAATTCTCAAAAAAATAAAATATTTTTTTCTACACACCAAGTGTATCATAACTTAAAAATTTTGTCAACACCTTTTGTGTAAAAATACTCTTGACTTTTTACACGTATTGTATATAATAATGTTAAGAGGTGATTTATATGGCTGAAATCAAAGATAGAATTGTAAGTTTAAGAAATGAAAAAAATATAACGCAAAGTCAATTAGCAGAAGAATTAAACATATCTCCTAGTGCAATAGGGATGTATGAACAAGGTAGAAGAAAACCAAGTTATGAATTATTAGAAGAAATATGTGATTATTTTAATGTCGATATGGACTACTTAATGGGAAGAAGTGATATTAAAAATAGATATCAAGCTGGTCTAAAATATGACTGGGAAGATAAGAAACAAGAAGATTCTAATATAGATATGAAGACTGTAAATACTGACTATATAATGATACCTTTGTATGAGAGTATTTCAGCAGGATACGGAGCTAGTAATTCTGAATTTATAGAAATGATTCCAGTTTTTGGATTAAAGAAAAATGGAACAACATATTTTGCTGTAAAAGTTGAAGGAGATAGTATGGAGCCTAAAATACCAAATGGCTCTACTATCATAATAAAAAAGGATATTCAAATTGAAAGTGGAGAAATAGGTGCATTTAATCTAAATGATGAAAATTTTGTTAAACAAAAAAAAGTAGTAAAAGACAGATTAATTCTACATTCATTTAATTTAGCTTATGATGATAAGGTTGTGAATGAATTTGATGATTTTATAGAATATGGTAAAGTTGTTAAAGTTATGATTGATTTATAAAAATAAAAAAAAGGGGAGATGGGGTTATTTATGCTTTTTATGGTAATAGTTGTTTTTATTATAATATTGTTATTTGTATCTGGTAATGCTGAAGTAAAACGTAAGAAATTAAAACAAGGATATGAGGAACAAATTTTACAATTAAAAGATTCTAATTTTAGGTTGCAAGAAAATATAAATTCTTTGCATGTTAAATTAAATTCAAGATTAAATCCTGATGAGATTATGATTGAAAAGTTACAAAAAGAAATTAGAAGTTTAAAGAGAGATAAAGAAAATATGGAACAATATGTTCAATCATATAAAAACACATATTTAGATATACAAGAAAAAAAACTTATACTTGAAAAACTTGAAAAACAAGAAGAAACTCAAAATAGAAAGATTAAAAAATTAAAAGAAATTTTTAAAAGCATTCAAAACTCTATTGATAGTTTTCATAGTAATGGATATATTGTTAATAATTTAAACAATGAAATTATTTCTATTTTTCCAAATACAGAATTAAAATTGCATTATATGGATGTAAAGGAACTTAATAAATTATTTAGGGAAAATCAAAAAGATATACAAAAAGTTTTAGATGCTTATGAAAATAGATATACAACTAAGGCTAATAAAAACATATATCATCTGATGGTTGTTGCATTACAAGCAGAATTACAAAATGTTTTATATAATTTGAAATTTGAAAAACTAGAAAAAGGAATTGAAGATATAAAATCTATTACACAAAAATACTTAAAACTTGCTGAAGAAGGTAATCAAACAATAGTTAATACGTTAGTTAATTTTATAGGTCAGATAGAATATTTGTTCATTAATGCGGTTAAAATTGAATACAACTATTATGTAAAAAAAGAACAAGCAAGACAAGAACAACTTGCAATTAAGCAACAAATGAGAGAAGAGGCTGAAGAAAGAAGATTATTAAAACTTCAACAAGAAAAAATCGAATCTGA